TGGGTAGATTTTCTACTAGGGTCATATTGAACCCCAGTAAATTCAAATGACATCCTAGGTAGAGACATTTGAATGGGTTTATTTAAATCTGCCTGTTGTTGTAATCTAGCAAGAAACTTTTGAGTTGGTCCATAAGCGAGAGGAACTTTGATGACGCTTACCGTTGCATCATCACTATTCTTATGCTTAATTTCTAACCCATTAAAAAGGGAACCAAAAGATATAATAACGGATCTAAAGATCTCGTTATAAAAATACTCAAACATTTTCCTACTATAGGGATATAGTACTATTTAACAACTTTTTAATTAAGGCATTCCAAATGGATTAGTATCAGTAAAGTCTATAATATCATCTGCATTTGTTTCTATTACATCATTATCAGCGAATGGATCTACCAAATCATCAGTATTAACAGTTCTTATAGTATAAGTAGCTCCAGAAGATTGCCCAATAAGTACCTCACCAGCACCAAAAGTTCCTGTAACAATACTAATTTCTAAAGTATTATTTTCAGCATCCCATTCCTTAACACGTGCCTCAGTTCCTGTAGTAATTCCTTTAACAACTTCATTAAAGAGGAATGTACCTTTACCCATAGTAGCACCAATACCAGCAGGATCTGTAATTGTTACTATACCTACATGAGGTTGAACAGAACTATATCCAGTACCTGGATTAACAAGATAAGCAGTAGTTAATATACCTGCACTATTAACATGTCCTATACCATAAGCATAATTAGCGGTAGGTCCACTAAATGCTGTTCCAGGTTGACCAAATGTAATAGTTGGATTAGAAGTATATCCAGAACCAGGAGTACTTGCAATACTAATGGTTTGAATAGATCCAGTAGTGGTAGCAATTCCAACAGTTGCTGCTGCTCCAGCACCACCGCCTCCTTGAATAGTTACTATAGGAGCTTCTGTATATCCAGCACCTGCATTAGTAAGAAGAATAGCTGCAACTTTACCACCTTTCAACCCATCACAATTAACAAAATCATCAGTTATGGAAGCAATACCAACTGCAGTTGTTCCACCAGAAGGAGCAGAAGAGAATCCAATGATAGGTGGCATTGTATAACCATTACCCATATTAGTAATAGTAAGACTATTAATAGCACCACTAGTTGCTATTGAAACTACTGATGCTGCTGCAGTAGTTGCTGATCCTATCAAAGTAAGAGTTTGAATATATCCTAGTTGTTCTATTTCATCGTCTATAGTGTCTATACCAGTATCAATAGTTTCATCTTCATATCTGTAAAGTTCACATCTAAGTTCATAGACATAATTCTTTCTTAACTGATAAAAAGGTTGTTCATGCTCTACATATTTTATTTCAAATAATCTATCCCCTAAAGGAAAATATATTAAATCCCCTTCCTTAGGTCTAGTTGCTAACTCAATATTTCCTAAATTTTTAATTAAAGGTTGAATATAAGTTTCCCATCTATCTCTAGAAATTATTACAGTGAGATCATCTTGTTCTTGAATGCCAAATTTTGAAAGAAGAGTCCCTTGTCCTCCATATCCTTCATAAGTATCCACATATGCTTCAATTGGATAAGCATCATCAAACTTTGATTCAATTACTTCTTTTATAACAGTATTTTTACTAACATACTTTCTTGGCATATAATATATGTCGACGCCATACATCTTCAATTGCTCATCTATCAGATTCTGAAGCAATCCTTGTTCACTATTGGAACCATTGAGGAAGTATGGATTAAGTACCATAATATTAACCTATCATATCCAAAGGTGGAAGTTCATAAGTACTCAGCATACTTTGTTTAATCTCATCAATTTCCCTTTGACCATCATCATAAAGTTGTCTTCCATTAAATTCAACCCCACCTGGAAGTTTTACACCTTGAAACTTAATAAGATTTTGACCCCATTGTTTTTTAAACAATGCAGTAGCATATGGTTTTAAGAAGGAATCATTCCACACTCTTGGATAATCACTAGGATCCAGAGTTCTCCAGCAATCCATAATTATAAAATCACCTACATTAAATTGATCCCAATCTACATCCAAATATAATCTATCTTGTCTCTGATTAAATCTAATTTGTTTATGAGTATTTAAAAGGAAATTCATTGTTTCCAAATAACTCATTGCCATAGAATATGACAATAAATCAGTTTGACCCCAATAATAAATATCATTCAAGAATAACTGATATTTAAAACTAAACATATTGCTAACGCTTATAGATTGAGCGTTATCCCATTGCATTACCTTTTCCACCCCTATAATATGAGGTGGTACTGGAATATAATTACTATTTTCATACCATGAAAAATCTGTACTACCCTTAGTGGGCATACTTTCAGTAATAGTAGTAGTGGTTATACCAGTTTGAGTACCTTCTGGATTAGCACCTGGTGGACGTCCTTTTCCTCTATCCTTATCATCCTGAGTTACTTTATACTTTAAATAACACCTGGAAACACCATCAAAATGTCTTTCATAGAATATTTGTAAGGCATCATCAATTAGATCCTCACATTGTTCCGAAGCAAGATTAACGTCTATTACAGGAGCACCTAACTTCCTTAGAACGTATTCTTTAAATTCAGATCGTGTAGTAGGTTGCGCCATTATACACTATACTATTTTTATTATTTATGGTGCTGAAGCAACACCAGATATTACTAATACATTTCCAGAAGCAATTCTATAAGTAGAGGCTGCAGTACCTGCTCTTGTAAATGTAACAGCAGTTCCTGGTAAAATTTCAGCAGAATGGGTATGAGCAGTTCCTATAGTGACGGTACTGGTAGTAACTGCAACCCCTGTAACATAGATATCTGATAATGCAGATCCTACAGATATTGAATCACCCACTGCCACGTCTGTCACTTTATTCACAATAAAATTAACACTACCTACACCTACAGTGTGACCTACAGCCACTCCTGTATTTAAAATAGTAGCAGTAGCACCCCCAGCTTTAACTAAAATATCATAATCATATCTACCACCCGATAAACCATTAGTTCCATCAGCATCTAATGAAATTTTAAATTCTCCAGCTGCAGCACTTGTAAATCCTACAGTAAAAGTTGCTGCTGCCACTGTAGTAGATCCTGTTCCAATGCTCTTTCTCATCTGAGCAGATCCACTATAATTAGTAAAATCAAAATTAGTTTTATCTGTATTTCTAACTTTAAAAGTTTCCTCAAAAGTTGCTCCAGTATTAATGGTTACATTAGCCCCATATGACACTCCAGCATTCGGATCAAAAGTAATATTCTTATTGGCCATTTGATTCTAAGACTTTGAGAAGTAAAGATTTAATATCATTTATATCACTTTCAATTGAATCTAATCTTTCTTTATCAGAAAGAAGTCTTTCTCTATTTTGAACATATTGTTGATATCCATTAGTGTCTTTATTAATAATAGCTCCTGTAGAACTATCTTTATAAAGACCATCATGATCCTTGACACGAATTAAAGCCATTATGCTAATGCAAGAACCCTTAAACTCTTCACTCTAGGAGCAAAAGCTTGATTAGTACTGGTTCCTATAATTTTAATTCTGAAGGAATTAAATGCAGGAAGCCTATCAACAGTGAATTGATATTCTTGGAAACTGCTACCTGATGGATTAGGTGAATAAGAGTCTAATTTAGGAACATCTTTGTCTGGTCTTCCATCACTATCCGCCCTATTAATAATCTTACCTTCCACTTGTTGATCTAAGTTATTAAATCCAGGGAAAGGAACAAATACAGTTTCAGCAACATTTGTATCTTGATTAATAGCATAAAATACCCTCAAATCATTATCATTACTAATATAACCATCTAGAATAACCTTTAAGGAAGTAGAAGGATTATCTAAATTAATATTCTTAGTAACATAGAAGAATCTGCAAGGATCATCTACCACTGTGTCAACTTTAAAGCTAGTTGCAAAATTGCTAATAGGAGAATTAACTCTATTGGTAATTAACTTAAGAGAAGACTGATCCATATCCACCATTGGTGTTAATTTAGGATTAGCAGTAGTGAAATTCATATTCAAAGTAAGAGACTTATTACCAGGAAGAGCACCCAAATAAGTAGTTTCATTAATTCTAGAAGCAATTATTCTAGGTGAATCAAAATAATTTGGTTGATTAATGGTGATATCCTCAAATCCTTTATCTACGAAGGAAGATTCTGTTCCATCTACACTAGTTCCACTAGTAGTTCTGAGAGAAGAAGTAATATTAGTATCGGATGGAGCAATAGAATTAATAGTAGGTATGGCTTCTTCAAATTGAATATTATAAGTTGAAGTAGCATCTACTCCTCCCAGTGACTTGGTTTCATTAAAGAATAATGCTGGCAAACTACCTGCTGCACCTGTTCTATTTTCACCATTTTCAGCCATATTAATCTTAACATAATAAGTATCCAAAGTAATTGGATCACTTACTGTTACTTCATTCAAATTGTGATTAGTGTTAATTCTTCTTAGAGAAACACCATCTAACTCATACTTATAAATCTGATCACTTACT